TTAGCTTGAGTAAACAATTCAGGGAAAGCATGGAATAGCTTGTAAGCATTGGTGCTATCTGCCTTAGTGAAAGCACGAGATAGGTTATATGCGAATGAGCCTTGCATTTCCATGATGTTGCATGAATCGTAAGCCTGAGCCTTTTGTTTAGCAGTTAATATCATTTGAATCTCCTAGCAGTTTGGTTAATTAAATATCATCTAGTGATGATGATTCCATTGTAATCGATAGTGGTACTTGACTGTCAAGCGTTTTATTGAAAATAATTAAAATATTTTTATGCCTTGTGTTTATAAGGGTTTCAGGCTGATTGTATGGTTGCCTAAAAACCGTACTTGTGGATGGATGCTCATTAAATCACGCAGAACCGCCTCAAAATGCGTTTCAACTATTGCAATGCAAGAGTTAGAGAAGAAAAAACAATCATCGCAGACCGTGAATAGCTTATACTTGTGGGTAACATTGTTCTCGGAATATACCCATGAAAAAACTCACAAAGAAAGAGATTGCCGAAGGCATACAGTCCATCCCAATCGAAAGAGTATTACTCGGTGCTACAAGTAAGAATGGAATCAAACTCACCAAGAAACAAAAACACTTCGCAGAAGAAGTAGTGAAAACTGGCAATAAGACAGAAGCCTATCGTAGAGCATACAATCATACTGGCAAGAGAGAGACCGCCAGTAGAAACGCAAACACGATTTCAGCATCTACCAATGTCCAAACATACATGAACGCCTTAAACGCACAGAAAGAAGTAGAGGAGTATCTTCTACCCACTCGCTTGAGAGCAATGGCAATACACAAGCTCTCGCACATGGCATTGGATGACGAGCTTCCACCAGCACAACAACTCAAGGCACTTGAACTCGTGGGCAAGATGACTGAGGTCGCATTGTTTAGTGAGAGACGGGAGATCGTTCATACGATGGATTCAAACACGCTCAAGGCTAAACTCATGGATGCAGTCCAACTGGCAATAAACAATTCCAAATCCATCCACATGAAAACGAAACGGACTGCTCAAGAACTACTGGAAGAACTATCAGCAAATGCAATCGATGTCGAGAGTAAAGAGATAACGATGGGAGAAATGACATCCAGTAATCACGAACTGGATTCCAACTCTCATTTTTCAGATGGGGATGGGCTTGCAAATCCACTTCCTGACGACCCCACGAGGGGGCATACCCCTTTTTCTGACTCGCATCACGGTGGGCACTTGCATAGTATTCCACACACTCAATCACAAGAAATTAACTCTTGCAATGCAATAGTTGCGGATTCCCCAATAGAATCAAGTAGTTATGAAATAGATAAATTGCAAAAGATAGAGGGGGAGGGGGTGCAAAAAACTGTATGGGTTGAGAAGGCAGCGTTTAGTCAGAGTACCCCCGTCAATGATTCAGAACAAAAAGGGTAGGGGGGTATATTTTGGAAAATTACGAAGAATGGAAAAAGAAGATTGATATAGAAGTTGCTGCGTTAGATCAAGCAATTGAGATATTGAAATTACTAAGAGATGCTACGGCTTTGAGTTCTTTTCCATTAAGTAATAGATTTAGGATTGCTAAAAAACAACCGTATGAGGATGATAATGAATAATTTTACATATGATGACGTTGAACAGTATCTACAATATCTGGCGATGTATGACAGGAAGAAATTATTAATTTTGATGGAGAGATTAAAACATGGGTTGATGCATGATGCTGCCTGGGAAGAGACACAGGATTTGATTAGGAGATTAAAGTGACAAAGGCGCAGAAAGAAATTTTTCATGTGATTGAGGCATATTGGAATAACTTTGGCTTTGGTCCTACGGTGGATGATGTGATGTTTATGACTGGCGATAAAGGTCGTGGGAATACATACAGGAAGATGAAATTGTTAATTAAAATAGGGGTTTGCAGAGGTGACTTAAAGTACACTCGTAGCATTCGACCAGCGTATATTAAGTTGAGGAACTTGAATGGATGAGTTGTTAAAGATTATAAGTTTGTTGCCAGAGGATGAGAGGGCGGCATTGATGCCTTTAGCAACTGCGTATTCTGATTCATTGACCAGGGAGAGTGGTCAGATTGACTTTATGACATTTGTACAGACGATGTGGCCTGGGTTTATACATGGGGACCATCATGCGTTGATGGCGGCAAAGTTTGAAGAGATTGCAAGTGGTAAGACGAAGAGATTGATTATCAATATGCCACCACGACATACGAAATCGGAGTTTGCAAGTTATTTATTACCTGCATGGTATCTAGGGAAATACCCTAATAAGAAAATTATTCAATGTTCAAACACAGCTGAATTGGCTGTTGGGTTTGGTAGAAAGGTGAGGAACTTAGTTGATGGTGACACTTATTCAAAAGTATTTCCCAATGTGGCTCTTAGGTCGGATAGTAAAGCTGCTGGTCGTTGGTCCACCAATGCTAATGGTGAGTATTTTGCTATTGGTGTTGGTGGTACTGTTACTGGTAAGGGAGCTGACTTACTCATTATCGATGATCCTCATTCAGAGCAGGAAGCTGCTTTGGCAGCAGGAGATCCTTCGGTTTTTGATAAGGTTTACGAATGGTATACGTCAGGTCCGAGACAGCGTTTACAGCCTGGTGGTTCGATTGTTGTAGTGATGTGTATGGTTGGCGATACAAATGTATTAATGGCTAACGGAACAAACACTTTATTAAAAAATATAAAACAAGGTGATATAGTTGCCACTTTTGATCATGGAAAATTATCAACCAGCAAAGTAAATAACTGGCAGTCAAATGGCTTTGATTTCATATATACGATACAAACACAATCTGGTAAAATACTACAAGCAAATGAGAGACATCCGTTTCTTGTAATGAATGAAGGAGTATTAGAATGGACCAGATTAAAACATCTTCAAGTGGGGGATTTACTTGTATCGTTGAAGGATGCAACAGAGCTTCAAGGGCAAAAACAAAAGCTGGAAAATGTGGACCATGCCAAGCAAGCGACAGCTACCACCGAAAAAACCCCAATGCACCACGAAAACCGTTGGGGCATCATGGAAAGTGGAAAGGGATTACTTGCAAAATGGAAGGATGTAATAAAAAAATTGCAAGCCGTGGCTTGTGCGCTACACACTATGGGAAACAATATACTCCCAAAAAATCATCAGAAGAAGCTCGTAAACACCGCATCAAACACCGTTATGGTATTACCGTTGAGCAGTATGAAGCAATGGTTCAAGAACGCAATAACTTATGTGATGTATGCGGTCAACCACCAACAACAGAAAATACTCGTGCCCATTGGAATGGAAAATTATGTATTGACCACTGCCATGAGACAGGGAAAGTCAGAGGATTACTCTGCAATGACTGCAACCTTGCAGTTGGATACGGAAAAACAGCAAGCATACTTGAACGAGCTGCATCGTATCTCCGATTTCACAGTAGACACAATAGTTAATATTACTTTTTCAGGAAAAGCAGAGGTATTTGATGTTGAAATAGACCGCACTGAAAATTTTATAGCCAATGGTTTTGTTTCCCACAATACACGCTGGTCAAAGAGAGATTTGACTGGCAAGATCTGTCAGGCGATGATTGATCGAGATGGTGATGAGTGGGAGATAATCAGTCTTCCAGCGATTAAGCGGAATGAAAAACCATTATGGCCTGAGTTTTGGAGTTATGATGAGTTATGTAAACTCAGGATTGAGTTACCGTTATCAAAGTGGCAAGCCCAGTATCAACAGGATCCAACGAGTGAAGAGGGTGCGCTTGTAAAAAGAGAGTGGTGGCAGGTTTGGGAAAAAGAACATCCGCCACCGTGTCATTATATAATTCAGTCATGGGATACGGCATTTACGAAAAGTGAAAGAGCCGACTATTCAGCCTGTACAACTTGGGGAGTGTTTTATTTAAATGAGAACGAACAGGACCCACATATTATTTTATTGGATGCACTTAAAGAACGTATGGAGTTCCCCACTCTTAAAGAGAGAGCACTCGAAATGTACAAGGATTGGCAGCCTGACAGCTTTATTGTTGAAGCGAAAGCGTCTGGTGCTCCCCTTATATTTGAACTTAGACGGATGGGAATACCTGTTCAAGAGTTTACACCGACTAGGGGAAACGATAAAATATCTAGGGTTAATAGCGTTTCAGATTTGTTTGCTAGCGGTAAGGTATGGGCACCAAGAAAAAGATGGGCTGAAGAAGTCGTAGAAGAGCTGGCGGCATTTCCAAACTCAGACCATGATGACTTAGTAGACTCAACCACACAAGCTTTGATAAGATTTAGAAGAGGTGGATTCATTACTTTACAGAGTGATGAACCAGATGAGCCTAAAGAATTTAGGCGTAAACGTGCATATTATTAAGGATTCGTATGTCAATAGATAAAGCCATGTATCAAGCTCCACAGGGATTAGCAGCGATTGATGGACCAGATGTTGAGATTGAGATTGTTGATCCAGAGGAAGTCGATATCAAAATGGGTGACGTTGAAGTTCATATTGGCGAATCGATTGAAGACTTTGATGCAAACTTGGCTGAGTATCTTCCTGAATCCGAATTGCTCCAGATTGCTGGTGATCTCATGGGAGATTTTCAGTCAGACATTGATTCTCGTAAAGATTGGATTCAGACTTATGTAGATGGCTTACAGCTTTTAGGTTTAAAGATTGAAGAACGCTCTGAACCGTGGGAAGGTGCTTGCGGTGTATATCACCCAGTTTTGGCTGAAGCAGTTATTAAATTTCAGTCCGAGACGATTATGGAGACGTTTCCTGCCAGCGGTCCAGTCAAAGGCGAGATCGTTGGAAAAGAAACACAAGATAAAAAAGATGCAATGGGTAGAGTAGTAGAAGACATGAACCACCAGCTTGTGGATGTCATGCAAGAATACCGCCCAGAACATGAGCGGATGCTTTGGGGAGTAGGACTATCAGGTAATGGATTTAAAAAAGTTTATGTGGATCCGACTTTAGATCGTCAAGTGTCTATGTATATTCCTGCGGAAGATTTAGTAGTGCCGTATGGTGCTAGTAGTCTTGAGTCAGCCGAACGGATTACCCATGTGATGCGTAAGACTGAAAGTGAGATGAATCATTTGATGTATAAAGGTTTTTACAGGGATATCAATCTTGGAACGCCTGATAATATGTTGGATGAAGTAGAAAAGAAGATTGCAGAAAAACTTGGATTTAGAGCAAGCACGGATGACAGGTTTAAGATTTTAGAAATGCATGTACATTTAGATTTACCAGGCTTTGAACATAAAGACAAAGCTGGAGCAGAGACTGGAATTGCATTACCGTATGTTGTAACAATTGAGAAGTCAAACAATACGATCTTGGCAATTCGTAGAAACTGGAGAGAAGATGATAAAACACACCAAAAAAGACAACATTTTGTTCATTATGGTTATATTCCTGGTTTTGGTTTTTACCACTTTGGTCTTATACACCTTATTGGAGCTTTTGCAAAATCTGGAACTTCTATTTTAAGACAGTTAGTTGATGCAGGATCATTGTCAAATCTTCCTGGCGGATTTAAAACCCGTGGATTACGAGTTAAAGGTGATGATACACCAATAGCACCAGGCGAATTTAGGGATGTAGATGTACCATCTGGCACGATGAAAGACAACATCATGCCATTGCCGTACAAAGAACCAAGCCAAACATTGATGGCATTGCTCAATCAGATCGTTGAAGAAGGTAGAAGGTTTGCTTCAAGTGGCGATTTAAAGGCAAGTGACATGAGTAGCCAGTCACCAGTCGGTACAACGCTGGCGATTTTGGAAAGAACTCTGAAAGTCATGAGTGCGATACAAGCTCGTATTCATTATTCAATGAAACAAGAGTTTAAATTACTCAAAGAGATCATTGCTGACTACGCTCCAGAGGATTATTCATTTGAACCAGATACAGGAGACCGTAAAGCCCGTAGATCTGACTACGAAATGGTCAATATTATCCCTGTAAGTGATCCAAATGCAGCAACAATGAGCCAAAAAGTGGTGCAATATCAGGCAGTTTTACAACTTTCACAGACAGCACCCCAGCTTTATAACTTACCTTACTTACATCGCCAGATGTTAGACGTTATTGGTATTAAAAATGCAGAAAAACTGGTTCCAATGCAAGAAGATATGAAGCCAACAGATCCTGTAACTGAAAATGTGAATGCATTAAAGATTAAACCGCTTAAAGCATTTATGTATCAGGATCATCAAGCCCATATTCAAATCCATATGGCTGCGATGAACGATCCAAAAATTAAACAAACTATTGGTCAAAACCCACAAGCACCGCAAATTATGCAAGCATTACAAGCGCATATTACAGAGCACGTTGGTATGGAATATATGAGACAGATGCAAGAACAAATGGGCATTCAAATCCCATATTCAGAAGATGATGATGTAAAAATGTCGCCTGAACAAGAAATGCAAATTACTCGTATGGCTGTTCCAGCAGCACAAAATTTGCTTGGACAGAATAAAACTGCACAAGCAGCACAACAAGCTCAACAGGCTGCACAGGATCCAATTATTCAAATGCAGATGAAAGAACTCCAGCTCAAAGCACAAGAGATTGACATTAAACAGAAGAAGATGCAGATTGATGCAGCCAAAGGAGCTGATCAG